GACGCGGCTAAATCCACGTTAACCTTATCGCGTTCTTCTTTGCCTCTTGCTGCTATGTTGTGTGACATGCGATGCCCTCCTGAATGGATTATATCGCTAATGGGTCAGGAAGGTGGTAGGGGAAATGGTTTAACTGTCCTGAGCGCCCGGCGCTGCTGCCAGCTTGCGCAAATCTGACTCAATCTCTTCGGCCCAATCTTGCCACTCCTGCGGCAATGAGTTTTTGGCCCCAGCTATGTGATTGGCGATTCTATACAAGCCATCGTTTACAGGCTGTTCGGTTGCATTAATTCGCCGAATAAGCGAATTGCAGTCATCCATAATGGTTCTTGCCCTTTCTGCTAACTCGCCGGGTTTTGAAGAATTATGCACTACCGGGCGCAAAAGCTGAGCGGGTGGGGTGGTGAGAATATCAACCGCCTTGAGCACATCCTGTGCGCACCCTATGTTATGCCACTTAAGCCTACCCGCCAGAATATCAAGACGATGAATCAGCGCCTGCACATCACCATCAACTGGATTGGGGGAATTAGTTTTCATGCAACCTCCAATTTATTTCTCTCATACCCGATTCGATCACATGCCACCTGGTAAATTGCTGGGTCTTTCTCAATGCCGATAAAGTGGCGGCCTGATTCCTGACAAGCTACACCAGCGGTACCGCTACCCATTGTAAAATCGAGTACCGTATCTTGCGGGTTACTGTAGGTTTCTATTAGGTACCGCAGCAACGCCACTGGTTTCTGCGTAGGGTGATAGTTGCCTTTTTGTTTGTCGCTCGAGAAGAACTGCACATCGCGCGGGTACCGCGATGTTGAATCGTATTCAGTCAGCTCATATGCCTTTCCATAGCATTCAGAGTTCACAGATTTTCTTTTGCTAATCTTACGCTCATGCCCATGGGTAAATTGAGGGTTATAAGTTGGCTGCCGGCGGTAGAAAACTTCGATATTTTCATGAGCGCGCAAGGGCTGCTTCTTAGCATTAAGGAACCCTGTTGCATTACCTTTCTCCCATATCCATTCACTGCGCCAGTGCTTGATGTTGCTTGCTACTAAAATGCTGGTAAATGGCTGAGCGGAGAAAATCAGGATTGCTGCATTAGGTTTTGCTACCCGGTAAAGCTCCTTCCACATACAATCGAGGTCGAGAACTGAATCCCATTTACACTCGGTGGTACCGTAAGGTACGTCAGCGCAGACAAGGTCAACACTACCATTCGCTATGCTTGGAAACATGTCAAAGCAATCGCCCAGCAATAACTCTGCCATATCAACCCGTCTTCTCCGCAGTGTCATGGGTGCCCTCCACGCGCTGATTCCAGGCCTTTGCCGCCAATTCTAGCTTTTCGCGACCTACCATCTGTGCAGACTGCGCATCGCAATTGTGACATCTGACAATTGCAGAGCGATACGGGCAGTCCTCTTCATATTGAGCGAATACCTCAACATTTTTTGAACCGCAGAACGGGCAGGGTTTTAAAGTGGTTTCGATCATGCTTCACCTTCCACACGCTTAAACTCAATGACCCACACCCACGGGTTAGCCTGCCAGCTTTCCTCTCCGTAGATGTTCCACCACGTTTGCCCGAACCATGATCGAGAGAAGTCCGGGAAACCGTGATCACGAGATGCAGCGTCAATTGATGGATGGCTCGGAGGCCCACCCTCTGCAATCGCATCGGCACGACTGATATCCTGCAACCGCTCCACACGAACGCCGGTAATCTCCAGCGTTATGCGGGAAGCCCAGCGCGGCATGTGGATTGATGGCGTCCAGCCTTCAAATGCCTGAGAGCCATTTGGATAGTCAGCACGGTATTCACAGAGGTCACTCGCTTTATCCCGGCCATCTTTAATGTCCTGAATTTGATCGTCGTCAATATAGTGTCCGGAGAATGTCTCACGCACCCACAGGCGATCACCTACTGCACCGAACGGGGATGGTGTCGGCTGGCATCGCCATTCACTTGACGTGCGGCTATTGGATTCAATGACCCAGCCGCCAGGCTCTTCAATGGCTCTCAACCCTGAGAATTGCAGGTTTAACCCCTCGTCGAGTCCACGCCACTTAACAATGCGACGAGTCTGCGTCTTCCTGCCGTCCAGAACTGCACGAACCATTTCGGCGTTTAAGAGGATTGGGCGCTCACGCATAATAATCACCCTCGTCTTGCCATGATTGGCGTTCTTCATCGATGCATGGACGACACACCTCATAAACCCGACCACTGCTGCCTTCCTCTATATCTCTGTGCGGGTAGAGATGGTCGGAGTGCTTCTTGCACCAATCACACCGCCCAGAGTAATCAGCGCTTTTAGTTTCTTCTATGTAGGCCGTGTAACACTCCTGGCACATATCCAGATACTCACATCCAAATGAGTCGGTTTCACCCTGCACGCGCTTCACTGCAGCTCTGTCTGGATGGTCATCACATTTAGTATCAAGTGGGACAGAGTTGATTTGTCCCGGCAAGGAGGAAACAGGACCTTTGGTGATATCAGCCATCACACACCCGCCTTGGCACGAAGCCAGATGCAGACCGCACCATCATCGGTGTCATGGATAGAGCCTACAAACCAGCCATCACCCGCAGGGGCATCAGGATTCCATGTTGAGAGGTCAAAACCATCAGCGTCATAATCAGTTTCTTCTTCGTCGCGATAATCAACCTTCCACTCAAGGCCTTTAGCTTCCATCCACTCTTCAAACTCAGAATCAGGTATAGATTCGCGGCCATCACAGAAGGCCAGATAGTCAGGGTGTGTCCAGTAGCCGTATTTATCGCGCTCTACTGGTAAAGCAGTCAAAGTAGTTACGATTTCATACTTTGGCAGCAGCGTGTAATCGCACCATTCTGAGATGCCTTCTGCGCAATTGTCGCCTTCCTCCACAGCACGCAGCCCGGTCATTGTTGCTCGCTGCATGATTACACCCCATACGGTGCGGTCGGTTTCTTCTGACCATCCGTCACATGCATCACCACGGTAGTAATCGATGTCGCTGTCTGCTGCCGCAATAGCCTTTTCAGCAGAATCATGCTCTTCAAATCCACTGTCTGTGCCATAACTAAAGAATCCAATGCCATTTTTCAGCTTCGCATTATCAGCCTCCAGCGCATCCAGCTTCTGATGCATTTCATCAAACTTGCGCACCAGATATTCAGGAAGATACTCGCCGAATCGGATATCAGCTGGCAGGCAAAGACCTTTCAGCAAACCGCGCATTTCAGGAACTGTTATTTTCATTTCGCACCATCCTGACCTTTCAAATCGTTATAACGTTGAAGGAAAAGCACACGTGCCTGGCGGGGATTGAAAGGCGAGATAATGAAGTGCGTAGCTGGTTCAATTCCATCCAGCATCTGCCAGTGCGTGCCAGTGTCAAAATCGAGATCGCGGCGTTCGGTCGCAAGCATAATCCGATCAGCGTGCTTGACTTGCTGGCTCATCTCAGGAGGAAGGCCGTATTTAGCGGCAATGACTTTCTCAACCCGTTTGATGATGTATCGGTAATCGGGTAGTAAGCGCTTAAGCGGCGCATTAATGTCGCTGCAGTAAGCCTCGGCGGCATCATGCAGCAGGGCTTCAAGTGCGAACTCTGGATCCACCAGGTAGCTCACATGAACGGAGTGCTGCGCGACACTGTAAAAATCCTGCACGTGGCCAGTGAAGCGGCAGATATTGGAAAGGGCGCAGGCGATATCTTCAATGCAGATACTGTCAACAGAAGGATTGAGGTAATCGAAGTGCTTGCCGGACTGAGTGGTTATCCATGACATGGTTAGATCTCATAAAAAAACCGCCTCAGCTGCAGGCGGTTATGGTGAACGGCAATCAGTAATTTGATTGGTTTTACAGCAACACATTGCTAATAACTTCAGAGCACCGTTGATTGGGGCGTTGTCGAATTTGCTTCACTACGTGCCAGCTGGTGGGCCAGCATTTCCAGCTCGGCAGAGCTGATTTTGTATTGCTCACACAGCACCAGGATGGTACTGATAGCCAGCGAACGCATGGCCTCGTTGAGGGCTAATTCAGTTGGGAGCGTTGTCACTGTCATAGCAAACACATCCCCGCCACCACACACAATGCGATGAGTAATGGTGTTAGCCAGTGGCGTGGCTTTGGATGGAAATCAGCGCCCGTCAGGCGATGTTTGAACTGCAGGCGATCTACATGACTCATGAGATACGTCTCCTTGGTTTGCCCT